GGTTCGCACTCGCAGTGGCGCTCTTGTGGTACTTACGTCCACCGAACGTGTCTGCGAAGTAACGCTTGGACATGTCCAGAGTCTTATCGCCCTTTACTTCCTGAGCGTTGACGATCTGAACGTTGTACATCAGGTTGCTCTGTGCAAATGCCTGCTCAAGAGGACCATACCAGATGCCGGACTTCAGGCTCTCTGCGTCTGGACCTAAGGCGCGGGTCAGTAGCACTTCTGCACGCTGTGCAATTCCGGGGGTCAGTGCCGCACCATTAAGGTTAATGGTTGGGGTGCTGAGACGACCGGGGTACGCATTGCGGTTCAGTCCACCGATGGTTCCGGTGTTGCTGTTCACGTCCCAAGCTTTGATGCCTAGGATGGAGTTGCCGCTACCGTACGATGCGCCTGCCACAACGATGTAGTCAGTTACAACTACGTCAGAAGGCAGAACGGTGCTGAAATACAAAGTGTTGCTTGGGCCGTCAGCGTAGCTGATGGTTGCCTGTGTGACTCCACCAGTGCGCTGTACACCACCAGTGCTGTAGAATTTCACGACCTGTTGGTCAGTGAAAGCTACTGCAATGTTGATGCCTGCGATGCTGGCAGTCTGGGCTGCTGGTGATCCGCCGCTCAGTACAACTGTAGCGGTTGCAGGAATCTGGTCAATCATGCCCGTACCGTCCGAGTTGATAAGACCTTCGATGCCCTGCATTGCGCTGTCCAGAGAGTTCTTCATTTCCTGTGCCTTAACAGCAAAGAGACCCTTCTGTTTGGAATCAGTGGAAGCCTGAGCTAACCACGAGATTTCGCAAACATTGAACAGGTAGACCGGGGCCAGAGCAAAGGAAGCCCATTGTGAGCCGCTTCCACGCAGCATTGAATCTGCGTTGCCAGTGCCTTGCGTAATTGCCGCACCAGCCTGTACCCGGAAAGGTACGCGGAATGATGCGCGTTGGGTCCCGCCAGCGTTAGACTGGTTGGACACGGGGATTTTTGTTGCTTCGTTCTTGAACATCGAATACGCTGTGGTGCCGTGGAAAACCAGATCAGGAATTTCCTTTGCAAATGCGTCGAGTTCAACTGCTTCTACTGCTGCTTCTAGTAATGCCATAAACTATTTACTACCTTTGGATGAATGTACGTCTTGGAATCTGAGTATTCCATCACGCCACGACGAGGATCGCCTCGCTCCGCTGAGTTCTGCCTTGCCACGTCTGCATATTGCTCATGTTTTAGGTGTCATCGCCACCGCGTCTTTATGCAGATAGTGTTTAGATCAGTGTTGCTTTCTAAAGTGTGCGCCGATTCTCACGGCACTTGTACGCCTGCGTACTCATGGAAGAAGACGCTGGGATAATCTCCACGCATCACCTCATTCACGTCCTCTAAAATTTGTGCCGATTCTCACGGCACTTGTACGCCTGCGTACTCTACGGTTATTTGTCCTACCCGATTATACATTGTCTGTGTCGTGTAGGTAACCAGTGGTATTAAGCTGCTGGAGTTGCTGCGGGTGCTGGGGTAGCAGGTGTAGAAGCCGCTGGGGCTGGTGCAAGGGCTGCTACGACGGTCGCGTTGATGGCGACCACAGCCGCATCGGCTGCATCAACTTCAGACTGCGGAACAGACGCTGCACTTTGAGCTACGAGTGCTGCTACGTTGTTAGAAAGAGTTGCGATGTCTGCATTCAGTTGTGTAATTGCCATTGTAAGTTTCCTCAATTCATGAATCAATTCTTGGTCAAACATTTACTTCCTCCAAGTGATGAACTTGAAGCCTTTACCATCTGTGGTCTTGACAAAGCCGCGTCCCATAATTTGCAGTGTGACTAAATCGGACTGTGAGTAATCCTTACCGCCAACTTTAATAGCTTCGCGTACAAGGTTCTCTGGTCGGCTTGCAACGTAGATCGGCTTACCTGAGACAACCGAGGATGCTGCGGCCTTCGTTGCATCTGCCTTCTTCACAACCGCTGCGGCAGCTTTGCCTGCGGCGCTTCCGCCTTTAGCGTAGCCGGGGTAACGATTCTGAACGGTCTTCGTAACGATGTCCGTAGCGATAGAGTCTACTTTAGCTTGGTGGTACTGGAGCATCTTCGCGCGGTCTGGTGTCTTAGTCTTCCACATCGCTGCCATTTGCGTCTGATAAGCCTTGTCAGCTTTCAATGCCGCATATAGGCGATCCTTAATTCCATTGCCAAGATCGACCTTAGTCTCATACGGAAAATCCTTAAAGAACGGCATCTTCAGGAAGCCACCGAGTACTTTACCTAATGAGCGGTTATTGTGTTTATCGCACTCTTCCGCAATCCCTAATTCAGTCTTCTTTCGTTCTTCTGCTGCGGCAGTAGTTTTAGTCCTTTCAAACTCAGCCTTCTCAGCTAGGAATTTCTTACGCTCTGGTGTGTCTGCTGGTGCAGCAGTACGGGCCTTTGCGTCCTTATCCAGATCGGTGTACCAATCTGTAAGTCCCTTAATCAATTCCGTAACCTTAGCTACATTAGGTGTAACCTTGCCAGTTGAGTCCTTCTCATTAATAGCTTCGTTGAATTGCTTCACGAAGGAATCCATGTGAATTTCCTTCATAGCTTCGGCAACTACCGGGATAGTGGTATTGTAAAAAGCATCAGAATCCGTAGCTTTCAACTTTGCCAGAAAAGATGGAGCAAGTTGCCCAAGAGCCTCTGGGTGTCCACTCGACTTCAAATCTTCTATAACGTTATCCCACAGCTTAGGGTCGGCAGCATACAGCAACTCATCAGTTGCTAATACCGCCTCAATCATGTCCTGAGACTTCTGGTAACCTTCGGGTCCACCAACTGAGTCGATGAACGCTTTGGCTTCCGTCATCTCGGCAACGCCTTTAGGGAAGATTTGCTTTGCAGCATTCCACCGCTCGTACGCTCCGTGTAATTCTTTTACTACACCAGCATTTTTTGGGTCTGCATCACGCATAGCTTTTAGGGCTGTACGTACGTTTGCTGGTGTGGATTCCAGAGTTTTATCAGAAGCTACTTTAGCTGCTGCTGTTTTCTTAAATTCTTCTACTTCCTCAGGCGTACGCTCTGTTCCGTCCGCCTTATGAGTCTCTGTTTCTTTACCATCGGTAGAATCTACCACTGTTTCTGCTGAGTCTGTAGTGGCTGCATCTACGGTTGAGTCTGTCGTAGTGTCTGCAACTGATGTATCTACGGTAGTGTCTACCGTTGTGTCTGCCGCCGCTGAGTCAAGGGAGGCGAAATCTACTAAGGCGTCTGCCATTGTGAGTCCTTAAATTTCTGAGTTTTTACCGTGGGCCACGATCTTCTGTGGCCCCATCGGTCATTACTGTTCTGGCACTGGTTGTTTCAGTGCTTCGGGAATTGCTTTACCTGCTACTTTGTGTTGCAAAGCTGTATTAGCTTGTTGTTCAAATATAGCTGGGGTACTTTGTATTCCCATTTTAGCCAGCGCTTGCGAGGCTACCATAGGAGGCATCTTTGATACATCTACGCTGATAGACTCGGAAGGTGGTTTATCCGGTGGTTTATTCTGCGCCATGATCTGCTTTGCCATCGCTACGTGTTCTGTCCAGTGCAAGTGTACGTTTTCATACCCTGCCTGTTGTTCAGGCGTACCGTGTTTAAATTTCTGACCCTCTGTAGAGTTCATCCATTCAAAGCACTCGTTCGCCTCAACTATGTGATTCTCACTCTCGTCCATTGCAATAGGAACAGTGCTAACAAGCTGCGGCATAGATTGCATCTTCTGCTGCGTCTGTTGCAATGCTGCTGTCAATTCTGGGGGCATTGGCTCTCCAGTTTGTTGCATTATTTTCAGCTTATCCTGAACTGTATCCAGACCTTCTTTCATCTGGGCAACTTGAGGATTAGGCATAGGTCCACCGCGTAGCAGTTTTTCAAACTCACAACGCTGCTTGGTGACGGACGACGCGCCTTGCACCTTGTAATTCTTCATACGAAGTGCTTGCGCTGTTTCGGCAAGGTTAGACGGACTGAATACCCAGTGTGCAAACGGGCTTGCAGGAGCGGCAATAGCCTTGTCCACCATCTGTGTGATCTTGATGGCTTTCTGCTCTTCAGTTTCTGGAATTGACGGGTTGCTTTCTGGGTAGCAAAGAATATTGCCACCGAGTAAGTTTGCCGTATTAACGGATACGTTTCCACGTTCCTTACCCAAATTCTGAGTAATCTTTTTTCCATCACGACATTCTGCAGCACACTTCACGGCTTGCTGTGCGGCAATAGCAAACATGTCCTGAATATAATTCCATGGACAGCCTACACGCTGCAAAGCTTGATCGCGTTGAATAACTGCATTCCCTACTGTATTCTCTCCTGTGTTGTTACCGAATAGAGAAGGTAGAGCGCCTGATATTTCTTCAGACAAAGTTGTAATGAACCATTTGATAAATTCAGGCAACGCAGGTTGAGCCTGCGGTGTAGGTTCTATCATTATGTACTGTGATTCTGTTGTTAACCCCGGTTGAGGCTGGAATGGACCTATACTGCCGGGAATATTAGGTTCCGTTTTTATAGCGTCCATATCGAACGCTTCAGCATTCATCCACTTCTTAGGTACTGTACGCTTGAAGAAGTCATCCAGAAGGTCAACCCAATCGTTGATTCGTTTCTGAATGGAGATAAGAGCCGTTCCCATTGCCCTTCGGTTCTGTCCTTTACCTGCTGTCGGGTGCCCTATAACTATGTGATCATCCATCTTCTCATTGCGTGAGAAGGCGTATTCTTTTCCTGCGCGTGCAAGTAGCACTCCGTCTGGGAACGCTTCCATCAACTCTGCTTTTACTTCATCCGAGACCGACTGATCAAGGAACATGCAGGGCCGCATCCATGAATACTTCACAGTGCAATGACGACTAAGCGAGTCACCTGTTACATATGCCCCAAGTACTGCTTGACGTACGTTCTCTCGTGCTATGCGATCCAGTTGTGTAGAAGACTCACCATCACTACCGGGGGTTACTTTCTTTGCTATCCACGGGAACATGCCACGAACCAACGCAACGTCGTAGTCCAGCATCAACTGCACGAATGGCATCTCAGAGAAGTTATCAACAGAGATAGGAACTTTATGATCTAGCTTACCATGGACTGTAGTGACTTCCATGCCAAGCGGTTTCTTTGCTCCGTTACCTACGCCACTCTCTGCTAGCAAGCCATCTACTTCTTCGCCACCAACAGCGTCTGAAGTAGCTTGTTCGATAAAATTATCAAGACCCTCTTGTCCAGTAGGTGTGTCATCAGGAGGTGTTAATTCATCCTGAGGAACCGTAGGTACATTCTGGTCTTCTTCAAAACCATATTTTTGTCCATTAAGAACATACCTTGTCCACATCAAACATCGGTCTTCGTTCCAGAAAATTCTAGCGCACTGAACTAGTAAATCGTGAAGGTTATTATTTCTTGCCCAAATGTCTTTGAATCTGTCGGCTTCTTCAGCCGCTATTTTATCTGGACCCCACTCTGGGTTAGCGGGGTAGAATTCCACCTTAGGAATCTCACGAGATAAAGCAGCAACAATAATGTCGCCTTTGGGGCCGTATACGTTCGTATCATAAATACTATTGTGATTTCTCTCGTTAGCCTTCTTACCTTGTCCACCACCGGGGAGTTCCCAACCACCACGCTTACCGCGTAGCAGGTGTTGGTAACCCCTCTCAAAATGAAGTGCCTCCCACGTCTGCTCAACCTCCATGCGTCGGGCTGCTACATCGGCTTTTGTGCAAAGATCATCTAGTGCTAGTAAACCAAGACGAGCAGCATCACTCAACTCTGCGAAAGGTTCTGGGCTATAGGGAAATTCCGCATAAACTCCTAGTGGGCTGTCATTGGGACTCTCAGGTTTATCGGAAGATTTATTAGAACCTTCGGCACTCGTACCTGTAACTTGTGAAACGTCATCTGCCATAGTATTCCTAACCTTCCCAAGCGTCTCTTGAACGGGTAAGTTCTTTCTTCCACTGGTGATTCCAACATAAAGTTTGCAAGCCTAGAGGAAAACCTCTTTGCTTAACTTTAAAGTAAGCACTCGTAGAAGGACCGGGATTTTCTTTACGATCTTTTGCGCCATCATTGTTAACATGGTCTAAAGACAACATATCAACATCGTTGATTTTGCAATCTTCCCAACTGCATCCTAAAACTCCATTAGGACTATAGTGAGTAAGAACTTCTATTTTCAAACGCAGTCTACGGTCTCTCATGCGTTTTAATTCTTTGCTTTTATTCTTGCTGTAGTTTCGTCTATTAGACGCATCCGACCTGCACTGCTCACTACAGTATTTAATGTTCCATCTATGTGCTTCAAACTCTTTGTTGCACTCTGGGCAAATCATCGTGTCCCTCCAAGGACGCTCAAGGGAGGTGTTGGAGCACCTCCCGAGCTAGCCCACGTTAATTAGACGTGAGATATTTCATAGATCGGTGGGCGTGCGCGGACTTGAACCGTGTTGCTTCACAGATTACTCACAAGTACTAGGTGCACCGTTCCTTGTTTTCTTTTAGTCATAAACTCTAATGAAGTGCTATTGCTGTATGCCTACGCCCGTGTAAACTAATGTTTCATGGCCGCAAACCCTTTGGCCGAAGCCTTCATGCGCTTTACGTGCTCATTGTCTCCCGGCTTAGATTCTTTCTCAGCCGCCGTCAACTTCTTGTCTTGCGGAATACCAAGTGCTTCGTGCAGTCCACCTTTGTGAACTTCAAATGTGCCTTTATTTCCAAGACTCACTTTGTGTTTCTTACCTAATCCTGTTGCCATAGTTCTCCTATGCTGCCCTCATGGAGCCTTTAGCAAGCTGGCCCCCAGCATCAACTTTTGGTTTCTTTCTACGGGGCGCAGGTGTCGGTGCTTCACCAGACATCCACGAAGGTACTGGGGTAGAATCCAACGATACTGTCTCCGCAGGTACTGCAGGTTTCTTTTTTGGTGTTCCTAGGCCAATCATTCTTTTCCAACCCTCTCGATGTACTCACAGCAATCATCCGCATCCACTTTTACTCTTCCATTTGGAAGTTTAGGACGTTTAGATTTTTCCATCATATCTTTTTGTCCACAACTGTTGTTTTTAAAATATTCACAGTTGCCGCATTCAAAAGGGCCTTTGTTGCCGCGCTCTTCAAAACCAGTTCCCGGTTCACCTTTAATTGAAAACTGATTGATATGCACAAGTTTATTTTTACCAATTCCAACAGCCATTATTTTTTCTCCCGCTTACGACCTAATCCGGCTGCTTTACGCTTACCTGCACGTGCTGGCAGATTCTTGAAGTCTGTGGAGCGATCCCACTCTGCCAGCTTACTTTCACCACCAAACTTTTCAGGGTTTGCATGGGCAAATCGCTGTTGTGCTTCTGATTTGAACGGCATGACCGCTCCTTTAGACTAGGTTAGGCATTGAGAATCCATCTTCTTCAGATGGTGCTCCTTCTTGTCCTTTGTGATCCTTCATTGCACCCATGTGCTCTTCGCCTTCTTCTTTACCTGCTGGAGGTACCGAAGCTAGCTGACGCGCTTCATCATGGGCTTTGTGCGCGTGCTCGTGCACGCTGGTGTGAACATGTCCGTCTTTGTGGTGTGACGTAACTGTGTGCCGTCCTGTTTTCTCGTCGTGAGAAATTACGACCTTATGTGCCGAACCATGTTCGGAAACTTCAGGATGCTCTTCGCCTTCGTGTTCCTCAGCTTTGTGCTCTACCGCACCCTCTTGTTCTCCAGCTTCAAACTCTGGAGTCTCACGGGCTTCATGCTCAGGCGACTCAGAATGCATACCATCTTCAGAGTGGTTTTCATCATAATGCTTTTGCTGAAAAATTGACCCGAATTTTTTGCCGGGGGTTTTCTTTGATTCAAATGCCATTGTATTACTCCTCTTCGGCAAAGCCGATTATTTCTTATCGTCGCCCAGCAATTCACTTACCTTAGAAGTAAGTGCTGCTTTGGTATTGCAAACGTACTTGTCCGGCTCTACGTAACAAGAAGGAATCCAACCCTTCTTCTGACTGAGCGATTTCTTCGGTTCATAGCTGGCTTCAATCTCAAAACCGTTCTTTGCAACGGTGATGCAGATACGACACAGCTTTCCTTTGTCTGCCATGTTTACCCCTTAGTGGCGGCTGTTGCCGCTTCTTCTTCTTCTTCTAATTCTTTTTGAATTTGTAAATCGTGCGCTTCAACTTCCGCTTGCCAAGCTGTTTTCACTTTAGGTGATTGGAAGTCGGCAAAGCTAGGCTTATCCGGTCTTTTTGCTGTAGGATCAATACCCACGCGGCGGTTGATATTCAATTCGTACATTCCAACCTTCGCTTGTAGCAGAGCTTTCTCCGAACGCAAATCGCCAATTACTGCATCTTTATCTTGGCGAATTTGCTGTGCATCTGCTCGCGCTTGTGCTAATTGTTGTTGAAGCTGCTGCACCATTTCCGAGTAGAATAAATCATCCCACCAACTTCTTAAAGTAGATGCCCAACTCATCCTTGATCCTGCTTTCCCATCCACACAGGTTGGCTAGATGGTTTAAATGACATTGATCTGTTTGCTGCTTCAGCGTCCAGTTTCATTTTCAAGAAATGTGCAGCTAAAGGGTCAGTCTTCTTCAGATTCTCAACACGCTCTGCTTCTGCCTGCGCTATTGGTTTCTTGCGTGCGGCTAGGTGCCCGTACAAACCGTAACGGAAACCGTCGTAGCAGTCGTCGCCTTTAGCGTTGACTTTTAGCACGTCATCTAGAAGGTCAGGATTACGCATCAACGATGGAATAGCAAGAATAATCTCCTTGCAGGTATCGAGGATTACTAGTTCACCCTTCTTGATTGCGTTGTACATCAACGATGCAGAACCAATACGGTCGCGCGTTGCTGATATGACTGGCGGTAAACCCACAAGCTTTAAAGCTTTTGAGTACTCATCCGCAGGTGTTCTGTCATCCATTTGACGGTTAAACTTTTCGTGAGAAAAGTAAATAGCCTTTAATTTTACAGGCGTACCATCTGGTCTGTGGCATTTAGATTTAATGAGTGTTGCAAGCTCATCCATCGTCTTTCCACCCGTTACAACTAATTCCGCAAAACACACAGTCTTGAGTCTGTAGTTTTCTCCAACTGAGTCCTTAACCATAGCCTTCGTGAAAAAGTACGTGGCATTGGCGTGTTGCATTCCCCAGTCTTCTCCGGCCCACACTGGCTGATAATCTTGCCATACAATTGCTTCGGGGTCTTCTCTGAGGCTGACAACGTGATACTGAGGATCAAAGCAGTCAAAGTATTGACCTTCAACTTGTCCATCATATCCGTATAAAACTTTATCGCGCTTCGCCTTCGGCATTGACATCAAACGTGCAATGATGCCGGGATCGCGTGCGAGCAGTTCTGGGTTGTCCATTACTGTCGAGCGCTGATAGGCGTACGCATCTGGATCGTAGATTTTATTCCACTCACCAGCTTCTTCAATCCACCACGAACCATCCACAGGATCACGCTTAGCGTTCTCACCGGGGTTCCATGGCTCTTTTTGTACGAACAGTGTACGGTAATACTCGTAGTGCGGTCCCAGTGGGTTCGTGCACCCAACAATAGCTGGAATAGGCAGGTTGCCTGCCTCATCTCGTTCGCAAGCTGCGTTGATGATGTTACGTGAATAAAGCATCATCCATGCATCTGGTGAGAACTGACCACACTCATCCACTAAGATAGCAGGATAAGCTTGACCTAAATACTGTTCAATATCTCTGTCTTTGTTGTTCTGGCAGTGTCCAAAGACTACTTTTGATCCATTCTTAAGAGTCGCAACGTGCTTGGTCTGGTCGTAATCGTAAAGCTCAGGTGGCATGAAAGCTTTGAAATCTGAAATTGCACCAGATTCTAATTCTTTGTAGTTTCTACGTAGTACTAGAAGGTTGCACCCTGCCCACTGTAAGCAGTAATGCATAACAAAGAACATTAACCATCCGCAGGTTTTACCTGATCGGATGCCTCCAGTGCTGAGACACTGTTCGGCGGCAGGCTGAATGTATGTCTTACCGTTGCGTGTGACGTTACGCAATAGTTCAGTCTGCTTAGGTTGGAACATGAAAATCTTATTGAAGTTCAATGTCCCATCTGCGTTCAAATACGGTTTCGTCACTACCGCATCTACAATCTTTTTTCGGGGCACTGAGTTGCCTCTATTTCTTTGGGTTAGTAACGACTCCAGTTACCTCTGCAAAAGAAGGTTGCCGTGGTTTTTGCACTACCTTATCTGCATTTATGACTTGAGGGTTCATCAATTCTGGCGCTACTACTATAATGGTTTTCACAGGTTGGTTTGTGAGTTTGTCTAACTCCTGCTCTGAGGGTGCAGGTTTTCCGAGGGCGCTGAGTCGTATAACCTCAAATGCTTTAACTGCCGCCATTTTTGCTTTGGGGTCTTCCCCATCATACTGGGCGATACGTACCAGATTCATAAACGCTACCATGTACTCAGTCATACCATCTTTATCGCTGCGTACACTGTTTAACTTCTTGCGTTCTGCTCTGGTAAATTCTATTGTTGGCAGTAGTGGTTTTGGTTTCTTCGCAAACGTACCGTTTGGGGTACGCAAAGATTCACGTAGACTACCGTCTGTGTTTTTTACTACAACAACAATAGCCTCAGACGGTTTTTCCGCCTGAGGCTTATCTTTAGATTCGGCTGAGTCAGCCATGTTACTACCTACAGCTTTCTGAAGGCATTGATTGCGCCGTCGAATACATACTCGGCTTTGTCCAACACATAAGTCTTAAACAAATTCTCTACGTACAGTTGGTACCCTTTTGACTTCTCTTCGGTGATTTTGCTAAGTCGCTGGATTTCCATTTGTGCCTTCAAGAATTCTAGTTCAGCTTCACGTAGAAATAGCTTTTCTTCTGCTTTGATTTCTACAACTGCAGCCTTTACTTTGTCCTCGACCTTTACCACTTCGGCCTTCACATCTGCCACTACAGCATCTGCTACGGTTTCGACTTTGGTCTCCACTGCCTTAACTTCTGATACAACTTCAGTTTCTAGCGACATTCTGAGTCTCCTCTGGGTTTATTTGGTGCCTTAGAAAATTGTTAAACCTTTCAAGATAGCACCTTTCTTGAAAATACCTCTATCTGAAATCAATTTACGCTGTGCTTCAAACGCAGGTCCGTGGTCATCTCGCATTTTTGTTGCTACATGACACATTTCATGTGCCAATGTTGCGAGCACTACAGTCTTACCGGGGTTTTTGGTTTTGCTGATTATGATTATATACTCGTGTCGGTAGTTATCTTCAGCAAATGCTTTTGGAGAATCGTTCTTGTCCGAGGTCCATGCAAAGTACTTTTCCTCGAATTTTTCAATTTCCAGTTCATTGATCCACCGCACACATACGTTGTTGGGCAGTTCGTTGTTAAAGAACTTTTTATTTATAAGCCTATACCAGTGTTTAAGACACTTGTCGGATCGCACTGCGATTCTCCAAGCCCACAACGCCTTCGGCGTATTCGAGCGTATAAAAGATAAAAGCCCACCTCGGTTAAGAGGTAGGCTTTATATCCCAAGTTACTCACAAGGGAATTGAATGTTTCCTGTTACCAGCCGTTCAGTGGAGCCTACTGCGAGGACATCTGACGGTCTTACAAGTTGCTGTGAGGGACAGGTTGCTCCTCAATCGCAGCGGTGCCCTTTGCGGATACGCCGCGTGGGTAAACCTTTAACTGCGTAGTGGCAAGTATTGTCTGAACGCTACCACTGTACGTTCCCGACCGCTGCTTTATATACGAGGCGACAGTACAACAGCGGCTTCTGTCCCAAGGATGTCGTTGAGTTGGCCTAGCGCAACGATACGCCTATGCGGTTTCCGTCCCCCGCGCCGTAGCGTGTGGTGAAGACACGACGGACTAAGCAACACCGGGAGAGATCAACCTCCTCAACTGTTGCTTTATGCACCGCCGAGATATACTCGGCAGCGACTTTGCATCTCAGGTGGGTTGCGCCCATCATGAGGAGTAGCTTATGCGCCTCTCTGAGTTGCTAATGCGTGGAACATAGTCCACGACTTTCGATGCGCCGCCTCTACGCCTGAACGGCGTGCGTGCAAATCTACACCATGCATCGAATCTTTCAAACTGGCTGGCACGGTACGGGTCGAACGTACCTCGTCTTCATTAACAGTGAAGCGCATAACCGCTCTGCCACATGCCAATCTTGGTCGGCTTTGCGAGGGGCGTGTCTCGCTCTAGCAGGCCCAATACCTGCCGTGCACCTCATATCACACTCTTAGCCGTCAAACTTTTAGCGGTGGATTATGTGTCGTTCGCCACCGTTGACGTGTTTTCCCCTGTCCGCACAGGGCCGCTTAGGTATACACGCTTGCAACTTTGGTGGACCCTAAGGGAATTGAACCCTTATTTCCTGCGTGCAAAGCAGGAGTCCTCCCGTTAAACGAAAGGCCCACGTTAAATTTTTGAAACTACCGGGATGCTCATGCCATAAGTTGCTGGCGGCGAACTTTGTCGAATGCTGCTGGAAGTCAGACTATAGATCGCCAGATCAGTAGTGCGCAGCCAATGCAGGTAGACGACATGAGCATCTGGGTAGGTTCAAACTTCAATGAGAACACGGCTCCGTTGGCTTTAGGAGCCGCGTCTCGGTGCATCTATGTCGTATGCGTGTCTTTGGTTGCGCTTGACTGATGCAAGATTAAAAGCCGTGTATGATGTGTGCGCGGCTTACACCAACAACTGTTGGTGATGTTTATAAATTCGATGGGCGGCGCGTTTGTTTCCGCGCCATTCCGTTAGAAACTAAAAGCCCAATGTCTCGGCGGTGCGCTCACAACCTGCAAAGGAGAATGAACAGGGAGCGCACCGCATGTGCCGCGTTGCGCGGCTGAGGAAGATGCCTTGACACTTCTTGTGTCACTATTAAAGTATACCACAGCATTTAACTGTCTGTCAAGGTAAAATCTTTCTCAAAGTGAGATTTAACTAAAGATTTTACATGCTTTCATTTTTTAGAACAGGTAAGTTTCGTTTGTTTTCAACAAGTTATACACAACCCTAGATTTGTATGTTATTGATTACAAGTAATTTGACAACTTAAGAAACGCGTGTTACTCTAAAAGCAGGTTCTTCCCCCGGCAATACTATACATATATATGCATGGGTATTACTCAGGTAACCATACCTCATTAAAATCAAGTACATACATAGAAATCCTACATGTAACTTATTGAAAACACAAAGAAAGAACATTTATATGCGAGTATCCGCAAAAGAGCGGGAATCCCGTAGCCGTGAGCGGCAGTCCGTAGCCAAACAACTGGCGGTTTGGGTGCAGCGCGAGAAGGACATGGAAGTCGCGGCCTCCCGGCGCGAGTCTGGTGTCCCAGAGAAGGTGATTTTTATCCGGCAGGAACAAGCGAAGCTACGAAAGACCCTTCGCATCCTTGACCGGGGAGTTTCCATACAACGCGCATGGGCCAACGGAAAGCTAATTTACTGATCCTCACCATCATGTGATCCGTTACCCTTGGGGTAACGCATACCACCCACACCATTTCCCAAAAGTCAACTAGGAGTGTATAATAAGGCATGCCTGAAATTGTGAAACAACTGCGGCCCCTCGATCTGGGGAGCCTGCAACCGCATCTGAAGCCAACACTAATCGTTGATGCGGCTGGACTTTTTGAGTTGAAAAGTTACATCGCTAGGAAACGCGCAGCAAATGAGTTTGCCGTAGGACTAGACACGGAAACTAACATGTGTGACGACTTCTGGTTTCGCCGTGTACGTACAATTCAGATAGGCGACCGTGATGAGCAGTTTGTCATTGACCTTTTGGCTTTCGCTGGCTCTAAAGATCGTCTGATTGCCACGCAGGGAGAGTATGGCATTCACTGTGATGGTGTCTATGATTCTATCTTTGAAGTGCTAGAGCCTGTGCTGTGTGGTAGAGAATTTTTAAAAGTTGGGCAGAACCTAGCATTCGAGTACATGGTGTTCTGGTTCAATTTTGGCAAACGCATTTGGCATTTGTTTTCTACCGACATGGCAGAGCGCGTTATTCAAGCTGGGACTATTTCCCTGAAGAAAATGGCTGAGTTCTCCATGGCATCTATTGCCGCGCGTCACTTCGGTTTGCTGATCGACAAAAGTGAACAAGAAGGATTCGATCTAGAGACACCGCTGACTCAGAAGCAGATTGATTACGCTGCATTCGACGTGCGCTTTCCACACGCGATGCGACAAGCGCAGGTCAACATTATGACTGCGGACCAGTTATTATCGACGGCGCAATTAGAGAACGACGCTATTGGCACCTTCGCGGACATGCATCTCAACGGTCAGAATTTGGATGACGACCGCTGGAAGATTCGTATTCAGCACACTATTGAAGCACGCATCGGGTACATCAAAACTCTCGATGAAGGATTTCTGCCTATAGTGGGCCATAAAGCTAGTCAAATTGATGAGGCAGAGATCGAGCGGCGCTATAAGCATTGGCAAGAAGACTTCCAATTTCCTACTGCGACCGAGGAGTCACTAGCAGCACAGAAGCGTTTGGAGAAAGACAAAGAGAAGAAAGCCGCTATAAGTGTGCTTTTGAAAGCAGCAGAGAAAGAGCGAGCAGAGAAGAAAGCCAAAGCTCGTACTGCATATTCAGAACTCAGCAAACAGCGCACGGTCTGGAAGAGTAAACTGGAGAAGTGTGAGGGCCAAGCATACATCAACTATGGCTCACGAGATCAGTTGCTTGAGGCATTGCAACAGATGCCGGGAATGCGAACGATCAAAGATACAACCGATGATACGTTGTTGCGGTTCAACGACCGCCCTCTTATTCAGACACTAAGAAAATATAACAAGGGAAAGAAGGACACAGGGACATATGGGCTGCAATGGACACAGCGCTGGATTACAAAACCTCTATCCAAAGAAGGATGGAGACACCCAGTTGATGGTAGGCTTCACTGCTTGTTCAACCAGCTTGAAGCCGAAACTGGACGTACATCGTCTTCAAAACCTAACGCACAGAACCTTCCGAAAGATGATGAAGTACGGGCGTGTTTCATCTGTGACCCGCCTAACCCCAACGTCAGAGTTTCAGTTTGTTGTGACAGTGACACCTACCTTGTAGATAGCAAGTACACCTGTACGAAGTGCAAAGAGTACTGTGATACTAAAGACGAAGAGATGTGCATTGTCACCTGCGATATGTCCGGCGCAGAGCTTCGCATTATTGCAGAACTTGCTCAGGCCAAGACATGGATCATGGCTTTCAACAAAGGCTGGGACGTTCACTCGGTCTCTACGGAAATATTAGAGCCTGAACGTTGGCCTGCTCTCGCTTGCAAAGGTGGAGAAAAGTATTTCGACAAGGAGAAAAACAAAGAAGTAATTCTTCCACCGTGCGCGTACTACGAGAAGGACGCAAACGGTGAGATGAAGCGTCAGAAGTGCAAATGCCCAGCACACGGAGAGTTACGACAGAAAACAAAGTCAATCAACTTCCTGTTGTGCTACGGCGGTGGTCCTGATGCACTGGCTGACGAACTTGGGATTACTGTAGATGCTGCAAAGGAACTGATGCGCCAACACGAAGCGGCATTCCCTGATGTCTGGGGATACCTAGAACGTAGCGGACGCTTAGCTCAAGCTGAGAAACAAGCACGTGACATGTTTGGTCGCCGCCGTTCTTTCCCAACTCCTACGGAGGAAATGGCGAAGGATTGGTTTGAAGGTGAGTATGAAGAGAAGTTGCGTCTGCCGGAAGAGTCAATGGCGCAGAATATATTCAACTTCAAAGCTGCTCAGTTGCGCGAGCCGACAAAGGAAGAAGAGTACAAACTGACGCATCGCTCTCCAGATTACAAAGAGATCAAGTGGGGCATCAGAGCGCTCATTGGCTCCATCGGACGGAGAGGCAAGAATCACTGTATTCAAGGAACGAATGCAAGCATCATAAAACGCGCCATGGGTTGTGGTTTTGACAAGAACAATATCCCGTATCTTTGGCACACACTACCTCAATACCGTGCCAAAGTGCAGAACATGGTTCACGACGAGTTGGTCATTGGTTGTCCGAAGAGATTCGGTAAATTGGTGGCAGAACTCATCGCAGATGCATTCAAACGCGCAGCCGCCGAGGTTATGCACCAAGTCACAATGGAAGCTGACTATCACATTTCAAATCGCTGGATGAAGTAAGGAGACTCATGCCACAAGCAAGTGAAGAGTTACGCTCGAAGTTCCCCGGTGACGATGAAGAGGCACATGAAGTGTTGAAGGAGAACTTCATTCTTTCCAAAGGATGGATTATTCGTCCAAAAGTAGAAAGCTACAAAATGACTGAGCGAGAGGGAGAAGCCATAGACTACTTGTGCGATGAGTGGGATTATGGTTACTCCCCAGAAGTGGGAGAACCATGGCGTATCTAAATTGTCCGTTTTGCCCAAGCCAAGCTTTCCCTGAAGGTAGCAAGTTATGTAACCAAACTTTGCAGATGTTTAGATGCAACGCAAAGCACAAATTTTATATAGATGAAGGAGACATCAATGGAAACACCAGAGCAGATTCTGCTGAAGGAAGTACAGACCGAACTGGAACGTGCGCGTAGTCTATTCAAACCTATACACTCGCCGCACGAAGCGCTTGGTATCATCCGAGAAGAATACTTGGAATGGGAAGATGAAGTCTACGCATTCAACCTTGCTAAAGGACGAGACACTCGCCCAGCGATGCGTAAGGAGCTTGTGCAACTTGCAACCATGGCTCTTCGCACAGTTCTGGACGCATTGGAGTTCGATCCCACTGCGGAGCCAAAGTGAGAACAGCTTTTTGTGATGGAGCGTGCCGAGGAGGAAACCCCGGCTTCACAAGCTGCGCGTGGGTACTCTATGAAGAAGGTGTTGAGCGGTTCAATGGGTCCCACTACCTTGGCCCAGAGCGCCATACAAACAACTATGCAGAGTACATAGGTCTTGTGGCACTACTTGAGTGGTTGTATGAATTCAAAATTCGCAACGTGATAATCCATAGCGACTCAGAGTTAGTAGTCAACCAAACTCTGGGAAACTGGGATGTTAACAAAGAAGAACTGAAGAGCTATGCAACTAAGTGCTATGGCTTACTTGTGCAAGGTTGCCACGTACTGAAGCACATCAAAGGTCATGCAGGTCACAAAGGTAATGAGCGAGCAGATGAACTCTGCAATACTATACTCGACGCTCACAAGGAGGAATATGAATCTATGGTTAAAAGTTAGGCCATACTGGTTGGCGTTGTGCAGAGATATAAAGCAGTGTTTCACCTCCTGTCAACAGTGTGGAGCGCTGGGAGCTTACCCATGTAGTATCTGTGCTTGCATACCACTGTGTACGCCGTGCCAACGCGAAGAAAGCATAAAACTAGATCGGAGGCTCCATGAAACGTTTACCAAGTGACGACAGGGGTGCTGACGCGCCATTGACTGTTGATATT